CCAGCCAGACGGTTTAGTGTATGCAGGGAAAGTAGCATACAAATACAAAGGCACTATGCCTGCAAATACAAGCATAACATTGCTTGACGGCACAAAAGGAATTGCTTATTCCGCTTTTTCCGATTGCACCGGCCTTACCAGCGTAACCATACCCAACAGCGTTACCAGCATTGGGGAGTTTGCTTTTTACAATTGCACCAGCCTTACCAGCGTAACCATACCCAACAGCGTTACCAGCATTGGACTTGGCGCTTTTTACCAATGCACCGGCCTTACCAGCGTAACCATACCCAACAGCGTTACCAGCATTGAGGGTACCGCTTTTTACAATTGCACCAGCCTTACCAGCATAACCATACCCAACAGCGTTACCAGCATTGGGGGTAGCGCTTTTTCCGGTTGCAAAGGCCTTACCAGCGTAACATTTCAAGGCTCAATTTCTGAAACCAATTTCAACGCAGGTTCAAGCTACTCTCCCACATTCCCCGGCGACTTACGCGCCAAGTACCTTGCAGCCGATGGAGGCATAGGAACGTATACGAGAAGCGGCGCTGGCACTACGGCATCGCCATATACGTGGGCGAAACAAGCAAGCAGCGGCGGTGGGGAAACATCCCAACCCTTTACCACCATTGCAGCTATGGCAACATGGTTAGCCGCCCAACCAGCCAATACCGCCGCAACGCCTTATACCGTTAAGTTGAATGTCGCTGATCTTACAGGAATTGGAAATGCGCTTTATACAAACAATACAAAATTCGTCAGCCTTGACCTTTCTGGCAGTACTTTCAAAAGCATTATGGACAATGCTTTTACTGGAGGAGGAGAAGAAAATTATTGCACCGGACTTACCAGCGTAACCTTACCGAATGGCGTTACAAGCATTGGAGCTGGAGCTTTTGACCAATGCAGCAACCTTGCCAGTGTAAACATACCAAACGGCGTTTCCAGCATTGGGGCGTGCGCTTTTAACTTTTGTAAACTTGCCAGTATAACCATACCTAACAGTGTTACTATTGCACTAAACAACAGTTGCGCGTAAGTTGACCTTCTGTTAATTCTATACCCTGTAAGGAATTAGCGTTGCTAATTCGGAACTCCAAAAAAGCTTGAAAATTGGTGTTATCAGCTATGTTATCAATTTTCAAAAATGACAGGGGTGTGGATATGCACAACGATTTTACTTTGTTTTCCAGGGCGGTTCCATCGGGGAAAATGGTGGTTTATTACTATGCTTACGATGGAGAGGGGCGGAGGCTTGGGCCGTGGTCTACGGGGCAGGCTAATAAAACATTGGCTAGGAATTTCTGTAATAAACTGAACCGAGAAGGGAAGCTATTACCGGAACCGAAAGGGATACCGACATTCGCGGAATTTGCTGTTGCTTTTTGGGATTGGGAAAAAAGCGACTACCTGAAAGAACGCCGGAAGCGCCGGAAGCTGACACAGGCGTATGCTGACAAAAATAAAAAAGTGGTTGACCATACCCTTATCCCTTATTTCGGGAAAATGAAACTTGACGATATTTCGGGCGAGGTCATAGACAAATGGCTTGATTACATGATTGCCGAAAAATTTGCCAACTCGACTACTAACAGTTATTTTAGCACTATACAGACTATGCTAAAATGGGCGGCGAAAAGAGGGATTATCCAGCGTGATCCGTTTTTGGATGTTGACAAGTTACTGAACGAGAGAAAAGACAAGGAAATAATTACCCATGACGAATTTACGGCTTTGTTTGCTGACGATTGGAAAAGGGTCTGGAATAATGACTTGCTGCTTTGTACGGCGCATAAATTGGCGGCTCTGACGGGGATTAGGTGTTGTGAGATTTTGGGGCTGCGGGGTGAATTTGTTTTTGAAGACCATATTTATATTTGCGCCCAACATGATAATAAATATGGATACCGTGACACTAAAACAAAAACAAAACACCATATCCCTTTAACGGCGGAGGTAATAGCCGATTTGAATAAATTAAAAGCGGTAAACGGTGACGGCTTTCTTTTTTCGTTGACCGGAGGGGATAAGCCTGTAAGCAGAAAGCATATTTGGGCAGGGCTGCGAAAAGCCTTAAATAATATTGGGATTACCGATGAAGAAATTGAGGCGCGGGGGCTTAATGTTCATGCGTGGCGCCATTTCTGCAATACGGAACTGCAAAAAGCGGGATTGACTATTCAGAAAGTACAAGCTGTTACTGGGCATAAATCAGTTGAAATGACGGAACGCTATACCCATTTTGACGCTATGGATTTTGGCGAAGTGCCGGATATTCAGGCGGCGCTGCTGGCGGGAAAACAGGAAGGAAAGAAAAACGGGCGCCCTGCTCTGGCTCTGGTAAAAATGCCGATTGATGAAAATAGCGAAAAGAAAAAACAGGCTTCATAGCTTTTTGCTTTGATTTTTTGCCCCTGCTGTTATGGTGGGGGCTTTTTTTTTGCCAAAAACCCCGAATTTTGCACTAAACAACAGTGTCGAATTTTTTTGATGTGGTGATATTTGAATTATAAGACGGAGTTTAATCCGGCAAAAAGATGATCGGGGGCGGTTGTGGAAACTTATTTGACGATTGAAGAACTTGCGGAATATTTAAAACTGGCTGACCAGACTATCAGGCGTTGGGTGCTTAATCGGGAAATTCCTTTTCATAAAATCCATAAGGCTGTACGGTTTCGCCTTTCTGAAATTGAAAAATGGATTGACGGCGAAAAAAATGAGGAATTAGGAATGAGGAATGAGGAATTAACAATTAGCAATGAGCAATTAGCAATGAGCAATGAGCAAGCGCCAACAGAGTTGGCGATAGCAATGAACAATGAGCAAGCGCCAACAGAGTTGGCGATAGCAATGGGCAATGAGGAATAGAGGGGTAAAGCATGACGGACATTGACAGGGCTATCGAGGAAGCGAAAGCGGAGATACTGCCTTATGAAAGTTGGGAGAGACTGACCGGGGAAACTGGGGCAGCGTTTTCCGCTTTCTGCGCTTTTCGGGATTTTGGGCCGGAACGGAATATCCGCAAGGCGGTTGCAAGCGTGGAAAAGGTTGAGGCTGTAAGGGCGAAGCGGTATAAAGTTTGGCGTAACTGGGCGGCGCAATTCAGGTGGCGTGAGAGGGCGGCTGATTATGACAAGTATCTTGAAAAGCTAAAGCAATCGGAGCTGCGAAAGACCATCGAAGCCCAGGGCGAAAAACATCGGGAAGTTACCCAAAAAATGCTCGATGTGGTTTCCAAAAAATTAGACGCTATGAACCCTATCGAATTGACACAGGGAAACCTGACCGAATGGGTAGAGACGGCGATTAGGGCGGAGCGTGAAGCTGCCGGATTAGTTGCGGGTAACGATAAAGCGGAACCGAAACAAGGGGAACTAAACTTTGTTTCAGATTTTCAGGGATTATAGGCGGGATATGGGAACTTCGGCAGTTATAAAGCAAACAGCGGGAAAAAGAACACCCCTCCTTTATAGTCGGACAACTATGAGAACTGCAGAAGTTTTTAAACCAACTAAGGTACAAAAAAAAGCCCTTGCTCTGGTAAAAAGCGGCGCTAAACACGTTTTACTTTTTGGCGGCTCTCGTTCTGGAAAAACTACCGTACTGGTTATGGCGATAATTTTTAGGGCATTGAAGTATGCGGGTTCACGTCATTTAATATGCCGATACCGCGCTAAGGACGCTCGGTCTTCGATATTGCGCGAAACTTTGTTGCCGTGGCTTGATAAAACCATTGGAAAAGATAGTTACACCTACTTGGCGCATGAAAGCATGATTACCTTGTTTAATGGCTCGGAAATTTGGATTGGTGGGCTTGGGGACAGAGAACAGGCAGACAAGATACTTGGACATGAATACAATACGATTTATTTTAATGAAATTTCACAATTAAGTTATGCCGCTGTAACAACGGCTTATTCAAGGCTTGCTATGCGGATAAAAGGCTGCCGGAATTTATTTTTCTATGACTGCAATCCGGGCAGCCCTTTGCATTGGGCTTATAAGGTTTTTGTCCTTAAACGCCAATTTCTTAATGGCGAGGGATTAGAAAAGCCGGAACTATATCAATCAATGCTCCTTAATCCAGAAGATAACAGGGAAAACTTGCCGGAAGATTATATCGCTGACATTCTTGATACATTACCGGAAAAACAAAAAGCGCGTTTCCGTGACGGGTTATGGGTAAAAGCGGAGGGCGTGATTTATGACAAGTTTGATGAAAGCATGATTGTTAAGGCTGATGACCTTCCAAAACAATTTGACCGTTATGCTGCGGGGCAGGATTTTGGCTTGAATATTACTTTTGTGAAAATAGCTTGGCTTGGTGATGTGATATACGTCCTTTGCGATTATGGGGCGTTTAATATGACTACCTTATCATTTAATGAGGAAGTTTCGGCGCGGGGCTGGTTTGATTGTCCTGACGGTATGGGGCTACCTGTGTACTGTGATCCGGCTGGCGGGGAACGTATACAAGAGATTACCGGGGGAACGAAAGCTAACAACAGCGTTGATAGTGGAATAGATTACATTAACGCAAAAATTGAACGCCGTCAATTTTTTGTTTCTGATAAATGTACTGGTATCCTTTCGGAGATTTGGGATTACTGCCGCGATGAAGCCGGACAGGTGGTAAAGGTTAATGACCATTATCTTGACGCTTTGCGTTACGCGATATTTTCAGACATTCAGCAAGGAGTTGTAATGGTATGAACATCGGACAGCGACTAAAACACACCTACGAGCGACTAACAAAGAATACATATATGAAAAATAAATCAATAGAAGAGAAGTCTTTTTCCTTGACGGATAATTTTGATGTTGATTATTTTTATAGTAAAGAGCAAATTAATGACCCGTACTTAATTCATTCATGGGTTAATATTGCGGTATCCATTTTAATACGAAATATAGCAAGGGCAGATTTCGTAATAAAAAAAGGCGGTGATGATGTAGTAACAGGGCATCTGTATGATTTATTCCGCAGACCTAATCCCACATTAAATAGCTATGATTTATGGAAAGAAACTGCTGGCTGGTGGTTTCTTCAGGGGGAGGCTTTTTGGTGGTATGGTCCTGATTATTCTAGTGGTGTCCCAAAAGAAATTTTTATTCTCGACCCCCGGAGAATGATTAGCGAAATTTTACCAACGGGGGGAATTTACGATGAATTGTTGCATCGCAACAGGCGCTGGTTTTATCAATGTAACGGTGAATTAGTGCCAATCCTGTCGGATGAATTAATCCAATTTAAAGAATGGAACCCCTGGGACTCTATAAGAGGTGTAAATCCGCTTATTGCCTTGTCTCTCGAAATTCAACAGGATTATTACGCTAATAAAACAAATACTAACCTGTTAAGGAATAATGCTGTACCACAAGGTATTTTAAAAAGTGAACAAAGTTTAAGACCAGAAGAAGCGGATGCTATTGAACGGCGGTGGGAGAGTAAATACGGCAGTATTAAAGCTGGAAGAAAAATCGCCGTAATTGGAAAAGGTACTGACTTTAAACCGATAACTTTTTCTCCCGATGTAATAAAACTTTTTGAGCTTAAAAAATGGAATTTATATACTATTCTTGGTAAATTCGGAATTCCTCCGAGAGTGGCTAATATCTTTGACAAAACAACTGCATTATCAGGAAAAGACACAGCGGAACAGCATAGCGCATTTTGGAAATATACTTTAATTCCCATTCTCAGGCAATTCGAGAAAATTGTAGAAACAAAATTTTTTATTAATTTTAACTTACAAGAAAAAGGAATATTTGATTTATCCGATATTCCAGAATTACAGGAAAGTGAGGACGCACAGAGTAAAAGAGATATTGCGGAAATTAACGCTGGATTAAAAACAATTAACGAAGTTTTACGGGAACGTGGCAAAGAGCCAAAGCCCTGGGGGGATGTCTGGTATCGCCCGAAAAATATAATAGCAACTAACGGTAATAAGGAATAATGGGGGGAATTGTGACCGGAGGGACGCTGTTGGTAAGCAGGGCGGTAAAACTTCATGTAAGACACAAAAAGAGGCTGGAAGAACTGGGCTTCTGGAATGTTAGTGTAACCTCCGCAGAAAAAGACGAATTGAATAAAGTTATTAACGACCTTAAACCTAAATTAATTATTATAGGAAGTGGATTTTATAAAAGCGCTACGCCGTATATGATGGCGATTTTGCATAAGCAACAAAAAAAAATAAAAATTGCGGTAGTATCAATTTACGAGTACCCTGCTGACCTTGCAATAAAATTTATTGTTAACGGAGTTAATTCATATATAAATTATTTTGACGGATATGAATGTTTTTATGAAGGACTTAATTATGTGCGTAGAGGGGAAAGCTATGTTTCGCCTTCTATTCAGGAGAGAATGAAAATGAGAGAAGAATTACCGCTTCCGTCCGGCGAACTAACGGACAAACAAATAGAAATTATGCGCCTTTTATGTAACGGATATACAATTATGGAAGTTGCAGAGGAATTATCTTTTTCTAAAAGGGCAGTTGAATATTATAAAGCTGAATTATTTAACAATTTTGGCATTCGCAACGAAATTGAACTGATAAGGGTTGCTAAATATCTTGGTCTTATTAAAGATGATGAACTGAATTTTCATGGAGGTAAATTTACACTACCGCCAAAAAATAAAGAAAAAATAATAAATAAAAAATAACAAAGAGGAGAAAAAAATGATTGTTAGAACTAAATCCGGAGAATTTCAAGCGGGGAATTCAAGTGTTTTACTGGATTTTCTCGGCGTGAAAAAAGAAGTGGCAGGGATACAAAAAGTATCTGCTGATGTGGTGTTGGTTGCGGGGGTGCCTTTTTCAATTAACAATGAACAATTAACAATTAACAAAGAAAGAGGAATAGAGTGGACGTTAAGCACTTTTGACCTTGACCGTTTCGGGGAGCGTGTAGATCCGGCGGGATGGGATTTCAAGCGGTATTTGAATAATCCTATTGTCGAGTGGGCCCACCGTTACGACATTCCAGCTATTGGCAAGATTGAAGGGCTGGCAGCTGACGATAAAGGGCTTCATGGTTCTGTAATCTTCAACGATAAGGAATATGACGCTTTCGGGTGGGGTATCGGGCAGCGCGTCAAAAATGGCGTTATTAGGGCGGGGTCGGTCGGCTTTCGGGTAATTGAAATAGAGATACCAGACAAAAAAACAGCCCAGGATGGCACTTCTCTCATTTTCCGTAAACAGGAACTTTTGGAATTTTCGATTTGTAACGTTCCTGCTAATCCCAACGCTTTAGCAAAAAGCAATGAGCAAGCGCCAACGGAGTTGGCGAAAGCAATGAACAATGAAGGCGGCACTAATGCTGGCCCATTTTGGGGCGGCTTAATTCATTTTGAGGAGTAAAATTATGGACGAATTAAAGGCTATCAAACAAAAGATAGCGGACATGAAAAAAATCGAGTTGACCGGGTTCACTAATACCGAAACGGCAACGGCGTATTTTCAAGAAAAAGAAGCAATCCTGGAGGGGATAGTCAAGACGCTTGAAACTATCACCGTACAGGAAACAGGGGAAGTAGAAGCCTTGCAAAAAACCGTCAAGGGACTGCGGGAAGAAATCAAGGGACAGGCGGCAAACCCCAGGGAGCTTTCAAGGCGGGAATTGCTGTACAATCTCGGAAAAGGGATTTCTGCGGCGTGGTCGGGTAATCATAAAGCATTGGCGGAATTGGCTTTTACTCCTAACTACAAGTCCGAAAACTGGACAAACCCCAAAGATGTGTCCTGGAGTGAAAAGGGTTTTACAATTAATAAGGCAGCATTGGGCGATCCGATGGGCAACATGACGCCGAATAATGAACAATTTTTAATTAACCCCATTTATGAAACGGAAATTATGACGGAGGCCGCGAAAAAAAGTGTGATGATGCCTCTTGTCCGTCATCGCCCTATGTCGGGTCCTTCTATCTTTTTGCCTACGAGGGACAGGGGCGGAGTTCAATTAAATTGGCTCACTGCTTATGGGGCGAAAATCGAGGGCAGCAAGCCAAAAGGGGCGGAGCGCGTGGAGCTTAAATCTTACACCTTAGCGGGGTTCATTCCGTGGTATGACGAATTTGAAGAAGATGTCTACGTTAATCTCGGCGCTATATTTCTTGAAGAATTTATCGAAACTTACGGTCAAGAATTTGATCGCCAATGCCTTACCGCCGATAACGACCCATTTACTGGGGCTTTGATGTGTTCCGACATTACTGAAGTTACTATCAAGGGCAGTACAATTAATGATTTGAAATGGACAGATTTTCGCGACGCTGTTTACAAAGTGCCCTCCGAAGAGAGAAAAGATTGTTCATGGTTTCTTAACGAGACGTTATTTAACCACATTGCCAATATAGAGGACACAACAGGCCGCCCGATTTGGCGGCGGCCTACAGAGGCTATGCCGGGAAAGCTGGACTTATATCCTTACCATGAAGTTTCCATTTTGCCGCAAATTACTGACATTGAAGCAGGACAAATCTTTGCAATTTTTATGAACCCCAAAAGAATAAACCATGGCGACAGGAAGGGCATTGAGATTAAGAGGTATGACCAAACTACTGAGAGCTTGGAATATGGGGAACTGTTTCTCCGCTTCCGCAAGAGGGATGGCTTCCTCGTCACTCGCCCCAAAGGTAACATGGTCGTACTCAAGACAAAAGCGTCATAGAAGGCTGCAGGTATCTGCTCTTTGAAAAATACGGCGGTATTGGCTGGTGTCATACTGCTGTCAGTGTAAGGGTTACTAATTTTGATTACTGTCCGGCGGTTTTTCTCCTTGACCGCCGGACAGCGTTTTTATTCCACTACAAAGTCGGGCATCAGGCTAGGGAAAAGGATATAAAAACAAATTTTAATTGTCCTTTCAGTAATTGCCTTTACGTCTTTTGTCTGGTCGCTTTTTATTTTTTCGAGTACCTGTCTAAATAAAACAGCCTCTTCATCCATGAGATAAATTTCAAGTTTGTACTCATTCCAAACTAGACTATAATTTCCTGTTTCGTTTTCGTAAGTATACGAAAAATCAACGCCTTGAAAAGTTGGATTATCCATGATTAACTCCTTAAAGAAAAATTACCCCCCAAAAAAGGGGGCGGGTTGTTATGCGGCTAATTTTTCCCAATAAACGGGATTTTCTTCCAGGTACCTGTACCATGTTTTTGAGATTTCTTCCAAAGCGTACCAGGCGAAAACATTATAAAGGTCTACTAATTCGGAGTACGCTTGAGTATCATCCCATAAAGCTGTCTCAATATCCAAAGCCCAGGGCGGTTTTTTATTTTCAAAAAATTTGAAATTTCGAACCATAGAAAATAAATCCATTAACTTACCAGCGGCGTCAAGTTGTAGATGAATTATTATTTCCCTACGGTTTTTTTGGAAAAATTGATATAATTCTGTAGCATATGAAAAACCTTTAATATTGCTATTTGCGCCTTTTTTCACACAGTCTACAAAAATCCCCGAAAGATCTTTTAAATCTTTCTTTGAACCATGAAACGGGTTATAGCCAAGCGCGGCTATAACATTATTTATTAATTTTTTTGAAAAACCAGAGTTCATTTTAATATAATGCTTTAACCCCTGAATTGTAGAAATACACATTTTAGACCTCCGAAAATAAAACATTTTGACCGCCGTCCAATACTGGCGGCGGGGCGGGGCTGTCCGGATAAAGCCCCTGAAGATAGGCAATGTAAGAATGAGCATTTTTTAATGTGGGGAATATGCGGGAAATAGTGAGTAAGGAATAATCGAATGGGTTGAAAGGAAAACGAGTACAGGCAGCGCGGGTACTGGAAATTGAAATGTTGGATAACTGCGGCTTGCCTTTTGTTAGTGTAAATTCCGCATACACCTGATAGTGAAGAGACATTGAGAAACCTTAATAAAACAGGCTTAAATAATGTTTAAAAAACTGTGCCTACTATAGCCCCGGCAATACTGCCAAGCGCGGCAAGGTGGCTTGTAAACAAGCCTTAAAATGCCTTGCTGAAATATGTTAATACCATTATACAAAAAATACTATTTTTTGTCAAGAAAAAAATAAAAATATTTTCAATTTTTTTTAATTATAAAAATATGTAAGCTAGAAAATATAGATAGAAATAAAAAGGACTTTCAAGAAAAAAAACAAAACAAAAAGCAGAATTAACGAAAAACTTTAAAATATTGTGAAGAAATAAGCCCACAGTTAAAACGACGCACACCGCCGCTACTAACAACTAATGCGGCAGTTTACGTTAAACCGCGGCGGGTCACCAACAGTAAACAACTGGAAAGCGAGGCAAGAAAGAGGCGGGCAGCTTTCATAATTCGCGCATGTCTTCCCCTTCACTTGCCTGACTGATTATGTAAACTAGAAAAACCCTCCAGGAAATAATGGGAGTTTACTGACAAGATAATATCTTTTATTTGTATATAAACTGCCAAAATTGACAATAATGCGGTTGTTTGGGAATTATATGATTTAGAAAAAATTGCGTAGCAATTTTTTACCTATTTTTTCTTCGTGTCCGTGAAGCTGGTTTTGAGACGGCTACTTTAGCTTTTGCGGGTTTTTTTTCCGCCTTTTTAATTCTTTTTAGGGCAGACTGTAAATTTTTATCTTTGCAGGCTTCGGCTAAATCCGCTTCCTGCTGCAACGTAAGCCAAAATTCGGGGGTATCGCCAAAATACTTTGCAAGCCGTAAAGCAGTAGAAGCAGATACCTTAATGTTACCTAAAGAAATCATACGGACTGCGGAATAGGACATACCGAGGTCTTTAGCCAATGTATTCGGGTTAAGACCGTATTCGTCCATAAGGGAAACAAGTACAGAAGAGGGCGTTTTTGATGATTTACGCATAATTCACTCCTTTTCAATTATAGTTTTACAGTAGAATAAATCTAAACATTAGTCAACTAATATAATGGCTGAGTATACACGGCGTTATCATTTTAACTTTATGGGAATACTCCATAAACAAGAGACCCTTCTACATTTTTACCAAAAAGTATTACATTAGGTTTG